TGGATGCTCTTGTGTCGACCCATTACAATACCAGTAACTAAAGTTTCAGATCAAACCATGATCAGTACCGATAAGTGTCGAATAGTAACAGTATCTCCCACGGATAATGAAAGTAGGTACGTCATTGATATAGTTGATGATGCACCCGAAATTCTTATAAAACCAGATAAGGAATAAATGTAAGTATATATAAATGCCGTCAACACCTTTCGTTAATAGTAGTATACGGTCAACTATACCTAACCCGTGTGAAGGTATTCAACAAATACTTATCAAGGTAATATACGAAAACGATCGTGGGCGAGGTCCGGTACAAAGTATAGAAGCATACGCGTCCCCTATATTTTCGTTTAATTATAATGCATCGTACCTTAACCGTAACGATACGTTACCGACACCCGAGGATGGTAGTATCCGACCAATATCCATGTTTAATTACAATCAAGGGTTATGGAGTGATACTCAAAACGTACTCGTCATTAAAGATTATATTTTTAGACACGACTCTGTCTGCTCACCCACCACTTATTATACACGATTACGGGATTTCCTAACACACATTCGCGAAATATACAATTACGACGGGGCGATTACGGGAACGGATTGGTTATGTCGACCACCGTTATTACCAGAACCTACGTATGATAGAGATGTAACATTACGAAATGTTTCAAGAATTGTTATGGAACTTATAGATAAAAACTCGGAAAATTTACCCGAAGGTGATTATTTGAAAATGTGCGATGAACTTAAAAGGATACGTGATTTATAGACTAGTGTGGTATGTCGGCTCTCAATAGTCTTAAGAAATATCTAAAAGGTAAAGGGCAGGAAATAAACGATGAATGGTATGTCAAAATAGAAACTCGAAAATCAGGTAAATCCATGGGTATGACCGATAACTATTACTTTTCACCGGAAGGTAAACGATTCCGGTCCATGATCGAAGTCTATAGATTTCTAACGACGGGTGATAAATTTGAGCGTGACGAAAAAACAAAATGTTTGAAAATTAATAAAGAAAATAACGATGAAATAATGGATGATTTATGTGAACTTGTATCCGATATGTACATAAATGATAACATTAAAAATTTACACGACACAAATTCGGGTATGTTTCGGAAATTGAAAAAGGATTCCGTCAACTTTATAGATAGTAAATTACAAAAAACAAGAATTCAAATTATGAGTGAAAAATATAGTATTACAATTCCAAAGGATACACCGGAAGAGAATATAATACACTACTCAAAAGCGAATGCCGCCAATTTGGTAAAAAACTTTTTTAGAAGTGGACCCTCGTGTTTGGGGTGTGGTGCGAAGAAAAGCAGACAGTGTGTCTTAACACATGCACATACAATCAAATCTCGACCCGAAATTTTAAAAATGGCTGTATCAGAATCACGAACTGAAGAAGGGTATCAAACGCACGTAATACTGAGGAAGTTTATAGAATTACATAAACAATACCCCGTGGCAACACTGTGTTGGGAGTGTCATCACACTCTTGGCTAGAATAATGCGCCTTATATAAAATAGAACTTAAAAGAATTAGAAAATTGTAATATAATGTAATGTACTGTTTTACAAAACGTAAATTATCAAAAACCGATGTTTCCATACCCGTTTTTAGTCTCGATAAGTATGAAGGGTACGCCAAGGTAACTGATGTCTACGACGGTGATACGTTTAAAGCGTGTATCGTACTTCACAATCGCATTTTAAAATTTAATTTTCGAACTGTCGGATACGACGCACCCGAAATGAAACCCCCGAAAGATATGAAAAATAGGGATAAACACATTTCTATGGCAAAACGCGCGAAGTATACATTCGCAAGTTTTTTAGGGTTCGATGATCGCGCAAAACATGTGTTATGGAACCCATTCGCGTGTAAATTTAAGGTAAACGGGTGGGTATGGGTTTCGTGTAAGAAAAACGATAAGTACGGTCGAACGCTCGTTTTCGTATACAAAAATAAAAGGGATATGGTTTCGATTAACAAAAAAATGATAGATTCAGGGTTTGTGAACGCGTACGATGGTGGGACTAAAAAGGAATTTGATTTGTAAATAGTATTTTTTATTAAAAGTAAAAGTTAATCGTTTAAGACCCAAGATCTGGTACGGTGCTTTTTGATGAAATTTTTAACGTCAATTGGACTTCTGATGACCGTAGATAAATTTTCGATATCCTTTTGATATAGCATATATCCTTCTCCTTTTTGCAATCTAAATTTTGGTAATGCATCTCTTTTAGACATTATCATGGTACTGAAACCATTTTCTGTCAATAAGTTAATCAGAATAAACTCGAAGTCGTGTTCTTTTTTCAAGTGTTCCACAAAATACTTGCCGTCTCGACCATATCTTGGAGACTTGACCTCAATTTTCCGTCCGAGACACAACCCATCATGTTGGCTATTCACTGGCATATCGAGATCGAAGATATTCCGCACAAGTCTCTCACCAAAGGTACCAAACGTTTTATTATTAGTACCGACCAGCTTTAGGATATCATCACTCGCGCCTAACTGAATATAGTGATCACGCGCAGATCGTTTATTTTTCATGTCGGTGTATTCCTGTGAGTTAAAAATGGTATGTTCGTCAATAGTTGTTTGCATGGTAGTTGTTATATACTATAGTATCCTCTATGCTTTATATATGTTTTCGTGTATGCAATTAAACATAAAATTGTAAAATACAACTTAAAAACAAAATACGAATATTAAGAAATGAGAGAATCGGAAATTATTAACGACGATTTGTTGAATGTTTTACCAACACTAAATGATAACGAAGCGCAAATAGTTATAGCAGATCCACCGTATAATATCGGTAAAGATTTTGGGAATAAGAGTGATAAACAACCCATGGATGAGTATCTGAAATGGTGCGATGAATGGATAAACGGGTGTTTACGTGTTTTAAAACCAAACGGTACCATGTTCATATACGGGTTTAGTGAAAATCTCGCGCTCATACTAAGTCGCGTTCCTTACGAGGTAAATAGAAGATGGATAGTGTGGCATTATACGAATAAAACAACGCCTTCTCTAAATTTTTGGCAAAGAACACACGAAAGTGTTCTTGTGTTATGGAAAACCGATAAAGTTTTTCACAGAGACGCAGTTCGCGAACCGTATACGGACACGTTTATAAACAATGCCGCGGGTAAGGAACGTAAAGCAACTGTAGGACGATTCTCTAAAGGTGATAAGACGACCGTATATAAGGCACACCCGGACGGGGCTTTACCCCGAGACGTTATCAAGATACCGGCATTAGCGGGAGGTGCCGGAAAAAACGAACGCGTGAATCACCCGACACAAAAACCTTTGAAACTGTGTGATAAACTTATTAAATCATGCATGCAAGATCCCGAGGAAGGGTACGTGTTCGTTCCTTTCGCGGGTTCGGGGAGTGAGTGTGTCGCGGCGAAGGAATTAGGTTTGAAATACGTAGGCGTAGAAATTAATAGCGAGTATTGTGATTTAATTAAAAATAGAATGAACTATTAAAGAAAAGAAACGTGACTTAGGTATATAATATAATGACTACTTATAACCAAAAACCCTGTGAATTCAAATACAAAATCGACTCGTGTTCGAAAGTCGTTGACGGTGATACCGTCGACGTTCTTATTGATTTGGGGTTCGACGTACTCATTCGCCAACGCGTACGATTACTCGGCATCGATACCGAAGAATCGAGAACGCGTGATACGGTCGAAAAGATTTATGGGAAACACGCCAAGAAGCAGATTTTGAACTGGGTGACGAAAGCGGTTGAATCCGATAAGGACGATTGTGAAATTGAATTGCGGTGCCAAGAACGCGACTCGGTAGGTAAATACGGGCGCGCACTTGGTGAATTGTGGGTATTTGAAGATGGTATCTGGACGAACGTGAATAAATGGATGTGTGATAATGGGTATGCGGTTCCTTACGTCGGACAAAATAAGGATGATGTTAAGGAACAACACATGGTGAATAGACGCTTGTTAGCGGATAGGGGTGAACTTGTCATTGATGAAACTGGGAAGTTTTTGTCGTCTTAAATTAATTAAGCCTTTACCCGTTTAAATTTACTAAAAAAACTTTTTTTCCCACTTTGGGACTTTCGAAGATTTATACCATTACCACACCCTCGACCCAAAAAACGGAGTTGTTGTTTTCGAAATTCCTTATCAATATTCTCTCTTATTTCACTTACTGACTTTTTACCAAGTTGGTCCAGAAATGATTTTTTATCTAAACCGTTACATATTTTATTTTTAGAGTTTATATAGTCTTTTAAATTTTTACGATTTTTATATGTATTATTATTTATCATTTATATATAGTGATATTTTAATATATATAGTATACTATATGGAAAAGTATCTGAGACGCATTTTAAATATAATTGATGATAATAAACATAAAATGCGGGATGGTGATTATATCGAGATGTGCAATAATTTACATAAAATAAGAAAAATTAATGCGCGTGAACGGAGTGAAAAGTGTTTTCGTACGATTATTAAACTAGTGAAGTGTACCATCATTACAAAAATTGGTTTAGAAATACTATTCAATAAAAGAAGAGGAAATGACGACGAATGAATATTATAACGTCGTTATAAACCCAGATGATACACCCGTATTAGGTATAAACGAGGCGGTTGAACGACCTCCACCATTACCACTACCGGAACACGAACTGGAACAAATTCATAGGAGAAATATAGATATAAGAAGTGTTCAAATACGTAGTGTGTATAAATGTATACACTTTATTATGCTTTTTACGACAATAATGTATACTATTATGGTATCGGATAATTATCAGTCACTCATGGATACGTTTATGTCTGCAATATCATACGTTTCAGTCTTAGAAAATAAGATTGATATTTTAAAAATACATACATTTTATCTTTCGGCGTGTTTTACCTTGGCGTCATATAATTTGTATTTCGAATATATTGGGTATTATTTCGTATACAGTATTTTAAATATGTGTACAGCTGTACATCTATCATTAGATCGACGCGATTATTATATCAGTCAGTTGATATAAATAAATTAATTATATTTCACATAACAATACATGTTCTATATAATTAAATAGTTATAACGATATCAGACTGTCTCACTTGGTGTTTCACTTGGTGTTTCACACCCGTCTTTAAGTTTTGCACCTTTTTCCGCACACCCAACAATATTTTTTTCATCAGTGGTATCGCCTTCATAGGATACACCAATCGTATTAGGGTAAAAGAAACATATATTTTTTAGATTATCATCGTGTTTTTCCGTTCTATGACCCCACATTTTATACCCCATTTTAACTGCGTATAATCTACACTTTTCGAGAGTTCCACCTAGTCCATTTCTATTAATATGAGATACACTAGAATCCCACCCTTTTGTATAATCTATACCACTTTGTATTTCTGGTGAAATATACCTATCCAAAAGATACTTTTCAACTTTTACCCTATCCTTTTGAGATAAAGCTCGTCCGTACACAATAATTTCGTGAACGGCCCAATCACTTGATTCAGTAGCAGCATGATTACCCATATTTATAGCTATTTTACCTGGTGCCTCACCATTAAATTTTGTACTACGTTTATCACCATTAGAAAAAAACTGTGTTTTATACGCCGTAGTTTGAATCCATGTTCTTCCAGAACCGTGTACATTCACTTGTGGTGTTACCCATTCTTTATTACCATAATACGCGAGTCCCGTGCGACCACCGTGCCACCCACCTAACCAGTTTACGTCACCTTTACCATCAAATATACGACCCTTTTTTTTATCATTATATCGGGCGACCGTAAAAAGTGTCCAATTTGAACCAGTAAAATCGAATGGTATTATTATACCATCTTCTACAGTTCCATAAACGTACTTTCCTGATACCGGGTCCACTGTCATTTTTAACATACCCTTTAAATTATCATCTTTTATGTCATTACCATTACCAGAAGCATCATTCCATTTTAGACCATTTTCATCTAAAGAATTACCCGTATACCAACACTTAATACCATTAGGTAAAATTGTACCTGATACTGAAACGTCGACATCTATTTTGGTTACACTATTTCCAGACTCGTCTGTAGTTGTGGTAGTACCACCACTGTCATAAATAAATATTCCACTGAGTGATCCTATAATTACGGATACACAACACGCGAACATAAAAATAAGCATTAATATTTTTTGTGAACCACCTGCCATATTAACTTAAACCAATAAAAAAATTAGTAATGATATTTTCTAACCCATAAATTACAGACCCACTTTTCACCTGATTTTACAGGTGTACCACCATGTAACGCCTTTTTGGTAGCGCATTCGTAATTGTTTAATGTATTAAAGAACAATGCGTCACCCTTAACCAAACGGTATCTTCTCTTTATATTTGGAAACTCCGTTTCACCACCTTCATACTCGTCATTCAAGGCAATTATGAATGTGTACATACGTTTATTTTTATCCCCTATTAACGTGTCTTGATGAGGTTTATAAAACCCACCGGGTTTATATTTAAGAACCTGTAAATCTTCACAATTATGAAAAGGTCGATCCGTCATAGAAACGCATTTACGTATAAGTTTATCAACAACTGGATCTTCGGATGCTTTTAGCCACGCCGTTTCACTTTTACGTATATTTTCATCTATATCACGATTTTTAGATATTGTAGATGTCTCTAACTTTTTAGACGCTAATTGTTTTATATGTTCACATTCATCTTCACTTAATACATTTTTTAATACTCTGGGTTTTTCGTATATGGGTATGAAAAACCATATAATCAGTAAAAATGATGTAAATAATATAATTCTATTCATTTTCTACTATACATTAAGAATATTATTCTTCAATAAATATTGGGGTGGACACAGTAATAAGTTTACTATTATATCTGTATATCTTCCAAATATAGTATCATAATGAACAATAAATGCTACAAACCAGAAGTAAAGTGAGACAAGGTAGTGTAATTTAGGCATACCAAATGTACTTTTAATTATACCTATTATTAAGTTTACGTCCATATACTTTTTATCGTGAATACTCGAATTATAAATGATAATCATTGATAAAAAATTAAATACAAGTTCCATATATTCGAAACCACCTTTTAACATATATCCTATCATTAAAAGATCCAAATGTCTCGATATATAAACAAGTTTATACATAGATTCATTTCTATGTAAATGGTAAAATACACTCGATATACTACCAAGATTCTCTAAAATCATAAATGGAAAAAGTGATGTAACTGCCGAAGCTAATTCTATTAATTTCATTTATGATGTAAACGACTCTATTCTTAAAGTGCGCGTAAAAATATATAATAGGGCACCGAACAATTGTACCTATTTCGTATTTTTGTTATAACATTATTCGAATAATCAGCTAATGCATGAACGGTACGCATTATATCTTTAGTTTTAGTTGGATCAATTACCCACTGACGAAGTAAATCACCACACGTATCGACAAACATTCCGTATATATTCCGTATATCCTCTAATTTAGATTTATGTTTATCACGTCTCTGAAGCTCCTTTTTAAATTCATCATCAGATATAATTTTTAGTAAATAGTCTACACGTAACCGTAGATTATCGTCGTCACCCATTCCATCGTATCTATATATAATATCTCTATCCAATAGAGTAAGTTTATAACTCAAATCTAATATATTTACATTTGCTTCATTTTCTTCGAGTTCTGCGAACGTGGGTCTTCCACCACATGGTATATCTCCGTGTTCTCTCGAACGTTTTTTAAATTCGAAATAATGAGGGTTGTGTACGCGACCTGTTTCTATACGTCCCGAACGCCAATCAAATGCGGTATGACACTCGGTACACCACATTTGTGCACATCCATCTATTTTATGTATCATTGTACCACATTTAGGACACGGTTTCGTATCTTTGTTTATGAGTTTCATAGTTTCAACCGTTTCGGGATCACACACGTGATTTGAATCTATAATAACTTCATTACAATGTTCACAAAACTGTTGAACACATAGCCCACATTTCATATCTGTATCTAAAAAACCTCTACACTCTTCGTGTGGACACTTACGTGTAAATTTTTCATTTCCACTTGAAGATATATTTAGTTCAAGTGTATTTACCTTATGTACGATTTCCTCTATTTCTATACGCATATTCTCTAGAGCAGTATCATAATCCACTATCGAATTACGCATATTTAGAGCTTCTCTACGCATGTCTCTCATAAGAAACATTTGATCTAAAAGTTCAAAATACCGTAATCTAAGTTCTTTCATTTTTATTCTATACTCCGCGTATGGTTGAGTTTCTGGCATTCGCGCCATT